CAGGTCGTGCAACTTGCACGCGTTCGACGCTACGAACAGCCTGGCGGCCACGAGGGAGACCTCAATCCGAACATCGCAAATCGCAACGCTGGGCCAAAGAAAAAGCCAAGTCGCAACGAGTTCAGCGAGGAACATCAAAGCAAGCTGCTGGAAGCGTTCAACGACTCGCTGTTCGATTATCAAAAGGTATGGTTCCGCAACGCCGAGCAACGCACGCGGGCGATTCTCAAGTCGCGTCAGATTGGTGCTACCTGGTACTTCGCGCGCGAAGCCCTGGTCGATGCGATTCAGAGCGGTCGCAATCAGATTTTTCTATCGGCGTCGAAGTCGCAAGCGCACGTCTTTAAGCAATACATCATCCAATTCGCAAAGGAGGCATGCGGCGTCGAACTGTCCGGCGACCCGATTGTGCTGCCGAACGGCGCGCATCTGTACTTCCTCGGTACAAACGCACGCACAGCCCAGGGCTATCACGGCAACTTCTATTTCGACGAATTTTTCTGGACGCACAATTTTACGGAATTGAACAAGGTTGCGTCCGGCATGGCGATGCAGAAGATGTATCGCAAAACCTACTTTTCGACGCCGTCAGCAACGACCCATGAGGCTTATGCGCTCTGGACGGGTGAGAGGTTCAATCGTCGTCGCGCCAAGGGCGACAAAATCAGTATCGACATTAGTCATAAGCGACTGTCGTCGGGCTTCACCGGCGAAGACAAAATTTGGCGACAAATCGTCACGATTTTGGATGCGGAGAAGGGCGGGTGCAATCTGTTCGATATCGATGAGCTCCGCGACTTCGAATACACGCCGGACCAGTTTGAAAATCTGCTCATGTGTAACTTTATCGACGATTCCGCGTCGGTGTTTCCGCTTGCTGATCTACAGCGGTGCATGGTCGATTCCTGGGTCGCATGGGATGACGTGAAATTTCTCGCGCCGCGTCCGTTTGCACATCGGCCAGTGTGGATTGGATACGACCCTTCCTTGACAGGCGACAGCGCCGGTTGCGCCGTCATTGCCCCGCCTTCGGTGCCGGGCGGCCCTATTCGGATTCTTGAGCGCCACCAATGGCGAAACATTGGCTTTGAGGCGCAAGCCGCACTCATCAAGAAGATGACAGAGACCTACAACGTCGAATACATCGGCATCGATACGACCGGCATGGGCATCGGCGTTTTCCCGCTGGTGAAGCAATTTTTCCCGGCCGTGACTGCGATCAACTATTCGCCCGAGGTGAAGACGCGCATGGTCTTGAAAGCGCAAAACATCATCTACAAAGGCCGCTTGCAGTTCGATGCCGGATGGACGGACATCGCACAGTCATTCATGGCGATTCGCAAAACACTTACCCCTAGCGGCCGTGCCGTCACCTATGACGCAGGACGCTCCGAAGAAACCGGCCATGCAGACCTCGCGTGGGCGGTGATGCACGCCCTCGATCACGAGCCGTTTGAAGGCGGTACGCAAACCAATCAATCGTTTATGGAGATGTACGCATGACAAAGAACAAGAAGCACGGCGGCGCACGGCCATCGGCTGACGTGTTGCCAATGGCAACCACGGAACCCGCCGGGCGGGTCGAATCGTTCACGTTCGGCGATCCCGTTTCGGTGCTGGATAGCAGGGAGATTTTCGATTGTTTCGAGTGCTGGCGCGCCGGTGATTGGTACGAGCCGCCGGTTGACATGGCAGGGCTGGCGAAGTCGTTCACGGCGAGTGTTCACCACAGCAGCGCAATCCTGTTCAAAGTGAATATTCTGACCTCGACCTTCAAGCCGTCGCCGATCTTGTCGCGCGAGGATTTTAAGCGCCTGGCGCTCGATCATCTTACGTTCGGCAACTGCTACGCCGAGGCGCGGCGCAGTGCCACGAACCGCCTTTTGAAAATCAAACCTGCGCTCGCGAAATACACGCGGCGCGGCGTCGAGGATGAACGCTATTTTTTCGTCACAAATGGGCAAGCGTCGTACGAGTTCGAGCCCGGTTCTGTCTGGCACATGATGGAGCCTGACGTTAATCAAGAACTGTACGGCGTGCCGCAGTATCTGAGCGCGCTGCAATCGGCCTGGCTCAATGAGTCGGCGACATTGTTTCGTCGGCGCTACTACAAGAACGGTTCACATGCCGGCTTCATCATGTACATGACCGACACGGCCAACAGTCAGGAGGATGTAGACGGCCTACGTCGCGCGCTGCGCGAGAGCAAAGGGCCGGGCAACTTCCGCAATCTTTTCATGTACGCACCGGGCGGGAAGAAGGACGGCATCCAGATTTTGCCGGTCTCCGAGATTGCCGCCAAAGATGAATTTTTCAACATCAAAGCAGCCACACGCGACGACGTACTCGCGGCACATCGAGTGCCGCCGCAACTGCTCGGAATCGTCCCCAGCAACTCGGGCGGTTTCGGCGCCATCGTGCCGGCCGCCAATGTCTTTGCGCGTCATGAGATTGCGCCGCTGCAAGCGCAGTTCGCGGCGATCAACGAATGGGCCGGCGAACAAGTCATCAGCTTCGAACCTTATAACTTAACTACGGGGGAATAGACCATGAGCGACCACGCCGATATCGCTGACAACCGAATTTTTGCAACCGTTTCCGCCGGCCTGGCGGCCGTTCGTCGTCGCCCTGTTTTATTGCCGGATTGCCATTGTCATTTTTGTGATGAAACGCTGCAGCCTGAGATTTTGTTTTGCAACGACGATTGCAGGGACGACTACGAACGGCTTGAGCGTGCCCGGAGGATAAACGGGGCGCAATAGAAGATTCGCTAAATAGGCAATCGCGGGCGCGGTGAGGTGTCTACAGTATCTGTCTCGTAACCAAAAAAAAGATATCTTATCTTCTCTTTGAATATGGCCCCCGTGTGGCCTTGTAGAGCTGGAAGCCATACTCGGTGCATCTGCAAGTCTTTTCCGTCGCCTATTTTTACGATGTGCAATCCGCCAGCTAAGGAGAGGGTAGGGATGTCGAATTGTTTGAAGAGATATGTGTCTCCATACTTTCTTACGAAAACATAATCTGGCTTTGATTCGAGAACCAAGGTCTCAGCGGTAGTTAGTGCCGCAAACACGTAGCCGGTGAAACTAATGAAAAAACATATAGCCGCGACGCAGAACGCTGGGTTTAAGAAGGCCGCTAGGATTACATCGTTTTTTTTCATTACCGCCGTGGCTTCGTTCGCGACGCTGTCGATCACCTGAAGACTTTTGCTTGCAGGTGCTGCTTTTTGTCTGAAAACTTCGAATAGGATCGCCAAGAAAAGAATCGCACCGAAAATACTCGCAGCAGTCAGCAGTAAGTTCCAAATTCGTTCTCCTCGGTACGCATTCAAAATGAGGAATACCAACGAACCGAGCGGAACCGAAAGTAATAACGCCGTCTTCGCGCGGCGCGACGCCAAGAATGCTGCGGCGACATAGCTGACGAAAGGTGCAATCGCAACTGCAAATATAAGGAGAGCAATGATTGCTGTAAGAATGTGAGAAATACCAATATCAATAAACGACCAAGAAATGTCAAAGAACGAAAGATATCCGGTTTCAAATATGAAGGCAGCGACCCACCCCAAAAAAGGTAGCGCAGCAATGAGGATTGCTTCGCTACGCAGGGTAGCGGCTAGATACGGCACTAATTTCATGATTCCCCCCAAATTATTTTTGTTAAGTCGTCTGAAAGAAAGGCCGCATGAGCATGCGGCCTTTTTTATTGTGACGCTTGTATCTCTTCGCGCAACGCGTGAAGGACAGTTGATATCGGCGCGCCTCGATGTTCTGCCACTTCCTTCAACGCTGCATGAAGGCGTTCGCTAATCCTGTACGGGGAGGCTTCGCCGACCAACGAGACAGCAATGCCTTTCTCGGGCAGCAGGTCTGCCAATGTGACTTTCAATGTTTCGACAAGCATGTTTCTTTTCCTATGCAGCCACGTCTTGCGGTGAATGTTCTTTGAGCCAGTCGGTCAATGCAGCATCGACGCGTGTTTGCCAGCCTGGGCCGGTCGCACGAAATTTGTCTACCACGTCAGGAGATAGGCGAATCGTGATGCGTTCCTTTGTAGTCTCTGCGACAGGGCGGCCGCGTGGCTTCAACTTGGCTTGCAGCGATGCCGGCAGCGCGGTCATTTTCTTCATACCAGCGATGTCGCCTTTACTCAGCGAGCGGACTTCGCCGTCCTTATCGGTCATTGGTTTATTGCGATTCATAATGTTTTACCTCTCTTGAGTTCGCTTTGCGGAAGCTGATCACGCGGACGCCATTTTCAGTTTCAACGAAGCACAGCACATGCAGACGGTTTTC